AAGAATTCGCCGGCAGCAAATTGACGCTTGAGTTTGATGCTGTGAGTCTTTCTGATGTTCTTCCACGATTTGAAGATTTTCTTCGTGGTTCTGGTTTTGTTTTTGATGGTGTAGTAGACATTGTTGAATTCGAAGACTCTGATGTTGATTATGAAATTGGTGAAAAAGTCTTTGATAATTTGGTTGCAGGTTTGAATGGAACTAGTGCTGTGCAAGACCAAGCTGAATTGTGTAGTGTTTGTGGTATTTCAAAGGCTCGAATGGAAGGACACACTTGTTGGGACGAAAAGTGCCCAATGAAGGAGTACAATGCCAACTAAGGACGAAATGAAAAAGTTTGCTTTTGCTATCGATAGCATGGTAGCAAACACAGATTACACATATCTAGAAGCAATTATAGAATATTGCAAAGAAACAGGACTTGAAATAGAAGTTGCTGCTTCATTGATTAACTCGTCACTCAAAACTAAAATTGAGTCGCAAGCAATGGAGCAAAACATGTTGAAAATAAAAACATCACGACTACCAATATGATAACTGGTTATGAGGCATTTGGAATTTTTCAAGCACTCAAGCTGCATTTCAATTCAGACAGTTATGATTTCTTCAAGTACAATGGCAAGAGTAAAATCTCTGTAGATTCTTTTGAAAATCGTAAAGACAAGTATCATTTCTACAAGCTATCTCGTAGACTTAGCAACAAAGATGAGTTGATTCTTTTCATTGTTGCTAATTTGTTGAACAATGATAATTTGTGGGTCGGCGATTTGTTGACCGAAGAATCCGAAACTGTTTATCGTGAGCGTATGAAAGTCATTCAAAGTCTCTCGTACACTTTTGAAAATGATTGTCGAAAACTCTTTGATGGTATCGACAATCCAAATGATTTGTTGCAAAGTGACGATGGCGACTATCCAGTTCTTTTGCGTATGGCTTTGCGTAAAGAAATTTCAATTGAAACGTTGTGTATTTTGAATTCTATTCTGAAGTTCTTTCCGATGTGGTCACGAAAGATTACCGATACAGTTCGATGGCCAGACTACCGAAGGAAAGTTCTAAAGTTTGCCGCATTTCTGTCTTTTGATGATGTAAAATACAAGTCTATTCTGAAAAAAGTGATTACTGAAAATGAAAAAGCTATATCTTGATATGGATGGCGTCTTGGCCGATTTTGACAAGCGCTATCACGAATTGTTTAATGAATCTCCGGCAGATTCCCGAGGAAACAAAAACTTCAGTCCAAATTGGACCGTTTTTGTAGAAGGCAAAAACTTTGCCTCACTAGATATGTTTCCTGGTGCCGAAGAACTTTTGCAATTCGTGAGGATGCTTGAAGATAAAAATTTGGTAGAAGTTGAAATCCTATCATCTTCAGGTGGTGAAAAATACCATAGTTTGGTTGAAGCGCAAAAGCGAGTTTGGCTAACTACACATGGAATTCATTACAAGCGCAACATTGTACCTGGTCGCCGGTTGAAAAAAGACTATGCAACACCAGATACAATTTTGATTGATGACACGCCCGATGTAATTGAAGATTTCAATCGTGCTGGTGGCATTGGCATTCTTCACGAAAATGCGGCAGACACTATTGAACGCCTCAAATCTATCTTTCAAATTCACTAAATATAACTATGCTCTGGTCAGCACTGTGGGAAGCGCAGATAGACAATACTAGAACAAGGTTCGAATCCAAACTAGAGCATCTAAATTATGTTTTTGTGGATAATCCGTTTACACTCCGTTAATACACCGTCATACGAAAGGAAAATATATGACTTCATTTGCTAATCTCAAGCGTAACAAAAGTTCGTTTGATAAACTCACAAAGGCTATCGAAGCCGTCAATCAACCTGCTGAGTCAGGTTCTAAAGAAGATACCCGTTTCTGGCAACCACAAGTAGATAAGTCTGGTAATGGCATGGCGATTGTTCGCTTTTTGCCTGCACCTGCTGTCGATGGTGATGATGCACTTCCTTGGGTTCGTGTCTTCTCTCATGGATTCCAGGGCCCTGGCGGATGGCTGATTGATAATTGCTTGACTACACTTAATCAGAAGTGTCCTGTCTGTGAACACAACAACATGCTTTGGAACTCTGGTGTAGAAGCAAACAAAGAAATTGTTCGTAAGCAAAAGCGCAAGTTGAACTATGTCGCCAATGTTCTAATCGTTTCTGATCCTAAGAATCCTGAAAACGAAGGACAAGTTAAACTGTTCAAGTTCGGTAAGAAAATCTTCGACAAAATCAGCGAGGCTATGAATCCTGAGTTTGAAGATGAGAAGCCGATGAACCCGTTTGATTTCTGGGAAGGCGCTAACTTCAAGTTGAAGATTCGTAATGTTGAAGGCTATCGCAACTACGATAAGTCTGAATTTGATTCACCCGAAGCTCTCTTCGGTGGTGATGATGATAAACTTGAAGCTCTCTGGAAGAAAGAACATTCTCTCCAAGAGTTTACTGATGCTAAAAACTTCAAGTCTTATGATGTATTGAAGGGTCGCCTTGACAAGGTTCTCGGCTTTGAAGGTGCACCTATTCGTTCTAAGGCTGAAGATACTGTTGCTCGTATTAGTGAAGATGTTGACACTTCAAATACAGGCGATGAGGATGATCTTGATTACTTCAAGTCACTAGCAGAAGAACGCTAAAACAAACCCCGCTTCGGCGGGGTTTTTACTTTATATCGTTACTGTTCTTCCAACCAACAACTTCATAAACTCAGAATCAACGACACTTGGTTGATTAATTGACTGAGGCATTTTGTTGGGTTGTGATTGTTGAACATTCACAGAAGGCGCAGTAACAACAATTGGTGCTGATGCCAATTGAATTCTTTCTTTTTCCAATTCAGCTGTAGCAGCAGTAACTATCGGCCCCGTTGCCGGTCTTGCTGAAGCTACAGTCATTGTTGGCGTTGCAGATGGTAACTGTAGGGAAGCTAAAGTTAATCCTTCTTTTGCTTTATTTGCACCACCATAAAATGATTCAACACCAGTGCTAACTTGTCCACTCTTCAACATCATTCCCGCCGGCACTGGCAAAGAAGCCCAAACTTTTGATAGTTGATACTGTGCTTTTTCTAAATCACCCTCATTGATTGATTTTGTTGCACCAGACTGTTCGACCAATTTGAGAGCTAATCTATCTTGAACTTCTGGTGTAAACTTTTCATCTTTACTCACAACACCTTGGTCGACCAAACCCTGTAATGTTTTGGGTATTATTTGATAACGACCTGCAGCGAATACTGCGCCTTTTTGTTTTCTCTCTTCAGCATTATCATTTGCATTTGGTGCTCTACTTAATATTTCACCAATGGTCATGTCTGTAAGGTTTTGTCCAATAATATTGGTTGATACACCAGAACCAGAAATTTTTCCACCTGGAGTTCCTTGATTCATGGAGTTATATGGGTCTTTGCTTATCGCCTCACCAGAAGCAATTAAGTCCAACACACCACTCACTGGTGTTGGAGATACATTCGGCGGATTAATTGTGCCACGGCCACCCTCAACTGGACTTGGAGAAACACCTAGTCTGGCCATTCTCCCTTCACTACCCTCAGTCTGCCTAAATCTTCTTGCTTCAGCTGCAGCAAAAGAACCATCATCTGGTACTGGAGTTCTCAATTGTTTTAGTTGGTCTGCTCGTTTTGCAATTTCTTCATTCGTTATTAAATTCGGATTTTTGCCAGCTTGTTCATATTCATCTCTAAGTTGAATTGCTGCTTCATCTCTAAGTGATGCACCAGCAGCTGCAGTTTCAGCAACGATGCCTTGAACTCTTGTTGTTTTGGTAACTTTGTTCAAGATAGGATCATAGCCACCCAATTCTTCTCTTGCGGCCTGTTGCAACTTTGTACTGTTTAATTTTTGTAATTCAGCTTCCTCTTCTGGCGATAAAGCACCTTGCTCTTTTTTCTTAGTAGCAAGTTCCATGTAGCGTTGTTTTTTCTCATCAAATTCTTCACGAAGCATTTTGGCGAGAGCGAATAAACTACCCGCCGCAGCAATTGCTAAAAATATTGGGTTTGTCACTATCATCCCAACCATTTTTATTAAACCTTTTAAAACACTTCCGGTCAAACCTAAAGCTT